GAATTATTTGGAGTCTCCAAGGGCGTTTTGAGCATGGGCGCATCATCTTGAATCAAGACGAAGATTGGGATATTTTCCTTGACCAACTATTGATGTTCCCCGCACAAGGAGTCCACGATGATTTGCCAGACTCACTCAGTTATCTTGACCAGTTAGCGGTCACTTCATATTTTGAGGAAGATGAAGATGAAGACTGGCAACCGATGGACATAATTGCTGGCTTTTGAGGATAAAACATGGATGAAGAACTAGGACAGAGCGACTTTGTTGAACCTACTGAGTCTGACAAGGAACTGGTTTCCTTTGTTGTTGACCATTGTGACCGCTGGCGTGACTATCGAGATAGCAATTACCTTGACCAATGGTTAGAGTACGAGCGTATATTCCGTGGTGAATGGTCATCTGAGGACGCTACCCGTGAATCAGAGAGAAGCCGCTTAATCACCCCTGGCACTCAACAAGCCGTTGAAACCCGTCACGCTGAGATTATTGAAGCAATCTTTGGTCAAGGCGAATACTTTGACATCAAAGACGACATCCAAGACATTGATGGCAATCCAATGGATGTGGGCAAACTCCGTGAGCAACTCATGGAAGATTTCTCCAAAGATAAAGTTCGCAAGTCTATTGACCAAATCGTTTTGATGGCTGAAATCTATGGCTCAGGCATAGGCGAGATCATTATCAAGACTGAGAAAGAATACTATCCATCCACTCAGCCGATTCCAGGCCAAATGAATCAAGCCGCCATTGGCGTAATGGAAAAAGATCGCATCTCTGTGCGGATCAATCCTGTCAATCCTAAGAACTTCCTGTTTGACCCTAACGGCACAAGCATAGATGACTGTTTAGGCGTTGCTGTGGAGAAGTTTGTCTCCATGCACAAGATTGTCCAAGGCATTGAGGCTGGTGTTTACCGCAAAGTAGACATTAACACTGATCCTGATGACGCTGACTTAGAACCTACCCAAGAATCTACACAGTTCAAGGACAACAAAGTTCGCCTGATGACCTACTATGGTCTAGTCCCACGCGAATACCTGAACAACCTTGAAGAACAGAAAGACATTGTTGACCTATTCCCTGAGAATAGCGAAGCAGATACCTATACCGACTTGGTAGAGGCTATTGTGGTTATTGCCAACGACTCATTGTTGTTGAAAGCAGAGCCAACGCCTTACATGATGAAGGATAGGCCGATTCTTTCCTACCAAGCAGACACAGTTCCTAACCGAGTTATGGGTCGTGGCACAGTAGAGAAAGCCTACAACATGCAAAAGGCGATGGATGCACAAATCCGTAGCCACCTAGATTCACTAGCCCTGACAACTAGCCCCATGATTGCTATGGACGCTACCCGTCTACCAAGGGGTGCTAAGTTTGAAGTCAAACCAGGCAAGGCAATCCTGACAAATGGCTCTCCTCAAGAGATTTTGATGCCATTTAAGTTTGGCACGACTGACCAAGGCAATATCCAAACCGCTACTGCTTTCCAAACGATGCTATTACAGGCTACTGGTACTCTAGACTCACAAGGTTTAGTCTCTGCCGTAGCCCGTGATGGTGGTCAAGGTGGTATGTCGATGGCGATTGCCTCGATTATCAAGAAGTACAAGCGCACTTTGGTGAACTTCCAAGAAGATTTCTTGATGCCATTTGTCAAGAAGGCGGCTTTCCGCTATATGCAGTTTGACCCAGAGCGTTATCCTTCTGTGGACATGAACTTCATCCCTACGGCTACGCTTGGCATTATTGCCCGTGAGTACGAACAACAGCAGTTCATTGGTCTATTGCAGACATTAGGGCCAAACACCCCTGTCATGCCATTGATCTTGAAGGGTATTGTGGGTAATAGTTCGTTTACTAACCGCTATGAATTGATGGAGGCATTGGCTCAGATGAGTCAACCTGACCCACAAGCGCAACAAATGCAACAAGCACAGCAACAATTGGCGTTGCAAGCGGCACAGGCTCAGATTGCGGTCAATACGACTCAGGCTGAACAAAATCGTGCTGAAGCAACTAAGACAATGATGGAAGCGCAACTAATGCCTGAAGAAATCAAGGCTAAAGTGATTGCGTCTACCACTAATAATCTGCCAAACTCAGACGAATTAGCATCTAAAGAGTTTGATAAACGAGTTAAGATTGCTGAATTGATGCTCAAAGAGAAAGACATCTCTAACAAAGGCAAGATTGTTGAGTTGCAAATGGCTGATAAGGTCAATGCACAGTCAAAAGTTAAGCAAGATTTCCTTACCAAACTCACGGATGGTCTAAAGCAAAATGGCTAACATCAAGGAACTGATTCAAAGCATTGAGGCGGCAGATTCCTCATTTGACGAGAAGTTAGCCGCCATCAATCAGATGGAAGAAACTCTTGTGGCTTTGCGCCAACAAGAAGAAACTGCCGTTCAAGAAAATGTTGACTTAATCGTTGAAGCCATCAAAGTGATGGAAGATAAAGTCAATGCCCAACTAGAGATTGCCAAGTCCATTGTTCCTGAAAAGGGCGACAAGGGCGATAAAGGCTTAGATGGTAAGCAAGGCAAAGATGGTCGTGACGGCAAAGATGGTAAAGATGGGATAAATGGTAAAGACGGAGCAGATGGTAAAGATGGTGTTTCAGTAACGGATGCCAAGATTGACTTTGACGGGTCTTTGGTTATTACTTTATCCACAGGACAAGAGATAAATGTGGGTGAAGTCGTTGCTCCTGAGTTGCAAGAGAAGATTAAGTTAGTTACTTCTGGTGGTGCAGGTACTGTTTTGCCAAGTCAAACAGGCAATGCCAACAAATATCTTAAGACTGATGGAACTGCCTTATCTTGGGCGGCAGGTGATGGAACGGGAACTGTTACTTCTGTTGGTGGAACGGGAACTGTTAACGGAATTGCATTAACAGGCACAGTTACAAGTAGTGGTAACTTAACCCTTGGTGGAACTCTTAGTGGTATTGGTAACAGCCAACTGACCAACTCAAGCATTACCTTTGGCTCTACTTCACAAGCCCTTGGTTCTACTGTAAGTGGAATAACTGGGGTGGCGATAGACAATGGTGCTATCGGTGCTACAACTGCTTCTACGGGTAAATTTACAACTCTTGAATCAACAGGTACGGCAAGTTTAGCGACAGGTTCAACTACATCTATACAAATAGTTGGTGATGCGTCATATCCTCAAGTTAAAGCAGTAGGCGGTACAAATACGCCTCTTGTTTTACAGCCATTAGGTACTGGTGCGCTACAAGCACAAAAGACAGACTCTAGTGCTACGGGTGGTAATGCTAGGGGTGCTAATGCTGTTGATTGGCAGACAAGTAGAGGTGCGGCATCTCAAGTTGCGTCTGGTTCATACTCCGTTATTTCAGGTGGTCAAAATAATACGGCAGGTGCTTATGCTTCTTTAGTTGGTACTGGAAACTCAAATACAGCAAATGGAACTTATAGTGCTATTGCTGGTGGAATTTCAAATTTAGTGAATGGAACAGCATCTATTATTGGTGGAGGCCATTCAAATACTGCAAATGGCTATTTTAATATTATTGGTGGCGGTTACTCTAATAGTGGAACTTCATCTTCAGCAGTAACTACTCAATCAGGAACAATGAATGGTACAACGGCTGTTACATTGTCAGGTTCTAACGCCTCCATAAAAGTTGGTCAACTAATTACTGGTACAAGCATTGCGACTTATCCCCACACTTATGTAGCGGCAATCTCTGGTACTTCCTTAACCCTATCTCAAAACGCATCAGGTTCATCTACAAGCACCCTATCTTTCTACACACCTCACGGAGTAGTAGTAGGAGGAGGAAACAACCAAGCCACGGGTTCTTATTCTTTTATCGGTGGTGGTGGAGATGCTGGAACTGCGGCTAATAGGAATGTGGCTAGTGGGGATTGGTCGTTTGTTGGTGGTGGATGGAAAAATACAGCATCGGCAATTTACGCTACTTCCGCAGGTGGAACAAACAACATCGCATCTGGACAAGCATCATTTATTGGTGGTGGTGGATGGTATGGTTCGGGTACACAAGGAAATACTTGTTCAGGAACATCTGCTGTTGTTGTTGCTGGGTTTGGTAACAATGCAAGTGGACTTGGTTCTTTTATTGGTGCGGGTGCAAATAATATTGCAAACAGTTCATATTCCTGTGTTTCATCTGGGGTGTGGGGTACAACAAGAGGCATACAAGGAAACAATGTATTTTCATCAGGAAATCCCTTGGGTAGTAGTGTAGGCTTATCACAAACGGGATTAATAACTTTTGCTAAACAAACTACTGATGCAACTGCAACTGTTTTAACTTGTGATGGTGGCGCGGGAAGCGGAACAAACCAAGTAATCCTACCCAACAACTCTGCTTATTACTTCCGTGGAGAAATAATTGCTGGCGTTACAGGGGCTGGAGATACAAAAGGTTGGTATATCGAGGGCGTAATTAAACGGGGTGCTGGTGTAGGCACAACGGCTTTGGTTGGCACACCCACAGTAACTTCGCTATACGCAGATGTTGGTGCGGCTACATGGGCTGTAACGGCATTGGCAGACACTACTAATGGTGGACTAAAAATTACAGTAACAGGACAAGCATCAACGACAATCCGTTGGGTAGCGCAAATCCGCACAACAGAAATGACCTATTAAGGAGTAAATATGGCACTCAAGATAACAGCAGTAAACCCAACAACGGGTCAATACACATCCGAGGCTTACGCCCGTATCACCAACTTCTTTGGTACAAAAGACCAGATTCAAGTGCAAGTGGCTATCCATGCAAGTGAAGATGCTAGAACTGGTAATTTTCAGACCATCAAAGAGAACGCACACTATATTGCTGTGGAAGACCTCAAGGGTGACTTGATTCCAGCAATTTATGGGGTTTTGAAGACTTATACAGATTACGCTGGCGCAACGGATGTATGACACCAGAACTGCAAAAGTATTATGAGGAGCGTTTTTCCACTATGGCGACAGTCGGGTGGAAAGACTTAATGGAGGATATTGACAACATGATAAATTCGTTGAACAATATTAGTACAATCCCTGATGAAAAAAGCCTACAATTCAAAAAAGGCGAACTTTCTATCCTAGTTTGGCTGAAAACCTTAAAACAGGTCAGCACACAAGCATACGAGGAATTGAATGAAAAGAATGTTTGAATTTGTCTGCTTATGCGGACAGCGCATTGAAAAACTAACTGATTATGAGACAGATAGTGTTCAATGTGGAGATTGTGGGTCGCAAGCCTATAAAACAATCTCTGCTCCAGCATTTAGGTTGGAAGGGTGGTCAGGCCATTTCCCATCAGCGCATGGGAAGTTTGAAAAGAGCCACTTGGACAAACTAAAGTCTGAGCAAAAAGCGAACTCATAAACAAGATGTTGTCGAGTTCATGTGTATCTCCTAGAACCCATTAGTGGCAGGAAAAGGAAACAGTATGTTAGTAGACCAAGAAGACGAGATGCCTAGCGAGTTAGAGGCTGAAGAAACGAAGATTGAAGACCATAATGCGATAGAAGATTCTAAGATTCCTGATAAATATAGGAATAAATCATTAGAAGACGTTATCAAGATGCACCAAGAGGTTGAAAAACTGGTTGGTCGTCAAGCACAAGAGGTTGGAGAGGTTCGCAAATTAGCCGATGAGTTGATTAAGCAAAATCTCGGACAGAAAGTCCAACACGCTGAAGTTGAGCCTGAAGTAGACTTTTTTGAGAATCCTCAGAGAGCAATTCAGAACACAGTTGATAGACATCCCGATGTTTTAGCGGCTAAACAAGCGGCTAATGACTTCAAAAGGATGCAGATTCAGCAGAAGTTATCGCAAGAGCACCCTGATTTTCAGCAGATTTCTGCTGATCCAGAGTTCGTAAATTGGGTTAAATCCTCAAATGTACGGATGGGGCTGTATGCGAAGGCTGATGGTGAGTTTGACTACGACAGTGCCAATGAGTTGTTATCTACCTTCAAAGAGTTGCGTGGTGTTAAGACTAAGAAAGTGGCTAGTGACGGAGAGTCAAGTCGCAAGAGTAGTCTAAAAGCCGCCGCAGTTGATGTTGGTGGATCAGGAGAATCTGGCAAGCGTACTTACAGGAGGGCTGACCTAATTCGGCTAAAAATGAGTGACCCAGACAGATATGACGCATTGTCTCCAGAGATTATGTTGGCGTATCAAGAAGGTCGAGTA